TCCCAAACATTTTAACTAATCCATTTGCGTATGCGTCATAGCAATTATTACGAGTCAGATATTTTTCTGCTCGTTCTGTTGGTAATGTAAAATGTTTGGGAATTGTGAAATCTTTTTTTTCTTTTTTTAAGGAAAGGAATGACTCAATATCATTCATTGTTTTTTCTTCTTGTACTGCACCTTTTACATTACAAGAGGCATGGAAACAATACCATGTTAATCTTCCATTTTCATTTTTAAGAATAAAAGAATTATGGTGATAACAAAATGGACAATCCATTCTTGTATCTGTTTCACCAGTAATACCTAGTGATTTAATAATTGCTAGTTGTTCTTTATAATGCATGGAAAAAAGTCTCTATCATAAATTTTGAAAATTGTCAAGGAAATAATGTCATACACCCCACCCTACGTATATGACGTTGTTGCCATCCTCCTAATAGAACATTCCCCTACTACCACATAAAAAAATATTCCACAGTGCACTAGTCAACCCCAAGTCTTTTTGGGCGGTGGTTTCGCTGGCATATCATATAACCACGCATTAAGTTAATTAAACTAGTATTGCGATTCAACACCCAAATTAGTTTCTTCACTTGCAATATATATTTAGCACCGGTATTGAAGAAACTAAACTCTTAAACTTACGTTAGTACCAAAGGGTTTCTGGAATCTGTCTAGAACTCTTACAACAGCCAACCCCATTAAGTGTCTCAGCTATGTGGTCACACTCCCACTTAACACAAGTCAATCGCCGACAGGTTTGGTACTAACATAAACTTAAACTTTCGTAAGGAGTGTGACGGGATTATCTTTTCTTCACAATCATTCTACTCGTCAGTAGACCCCTCTCCTTACGAAAATTTAAGTGAGTGACTTTCCGTGCCATGTCTTTTAACGGACTTTGACTAGTCGTGGCTAAGTCACTCATTTAAACTTAGTGGAGCAGTAAAGCGAGATAGCATCCGTACTTTATAGCTACCAATCAACTGCAGTAGGAATCGAAATACTGCTCCATTAAATTTGAGTAGTTTATGGGTTCATGTTCTTTGGCACTACTCAAGCCAGAAAGTTATTACTACTTACAATTCCAGTTCTTCAGCATGGCAGGATTACTGTATCGCCTTAAATTTTATATACTGGTCTCCCTTTTTAAAGTACTTAACGGAACACTAGTCGGTGGCGGTTTTATCCACTTTCACAGTATATAAACCTTTTATATCATAACTATTTTAATTTGTCAATAGTTATTTTTATCTATATGCAAATGG